TGCCCATGCGGACGTTCTGGGAAATGGACGCGCTCTCCTGCTGTGCGATGGACGCGAGGATCGTGACCATCAGCTCCCCGGAGGCTTCCAGCGTGTTCACGGATTCCTTTTCAAAGATGATGGGGATGTTCAAGGCTTTCAGCTTCCGGATGTAGTTCAGCGCGTCCAGCGTGTTGCGGGCGAAACGGGAAATCGACTTTGTGATTACAAGGTTGACATCGCCAGCTTCACAAGCAGTGATGAGCGCATTGAACTGTGGTCTGGTCTTTGCCTGTGTACCACTTAAGCCCTCGTCCGCAAATATCCCCGCCAGCTCCCAGCCGTCATGGGCCTGTATAAAATTTGTGTAATGCGTGACCTGCGTCTCGTAGGAACTTTCCTGTTCCTCAGAGTCCGTGGACACGCGGCAGTAGGCCGCCGCTTTCGTGACCTGTGTGGGCATGGTGACCACGGGGTCTGTATTTCTTGCTCTGATAACTCTTACTGCCATGTGAATGCTCCTTTCTGCTCGTCAAATTCCGTCCTTACCGGAACTTCGGTGTATGACCTGCCAACCTTCTCTATTCGCATGTCCTCCTCTGCCACCAGCCCGCAGGTGAAATGGAACTGCGCCTTTTCCTTCGACCAGAGGACAGCGTGATCTACAAATGCTTTGAACAGCTTCTCGTCTGATTCCATGAAGCTCTCCCTCACGCCTCTTTTGACCACAGCCCTTTTAAGGTCATCAACCGGGTTCTTTTTCTCCAGCTTCGCCAAGGCGTCAAGGATGATTTTTTCCTCGCTGTCCAGCGCGGCCTTCTTCTCCCGCAATTCTGCCGTATACCTGTCCGCCAGGGCGCGGTCGTGGAGGACGGACTGCCTGCGCTTTACGGACTGAAGCTGCGCTTCCAGACGTTCGCGTTCCGCTTCCCCGTCATCGGGAATTGCGAGGATGGAAGGGTCTGCCGCCAGCCGGTTCAGCGCCGTGGCGAAGGCGTTCTTCACGTCCTGCTCGAACACCGGGAGCATGGGACATGGAGCCTCCGTCCCTTCCACCATCACGGTTCGTTTATGAATGTGGTTCTCGCAGGCGTAAAATGCCCTCGCATCCTTTCCTCGCCTCATGTGCCCTCCGCAGAGACCGCAGATGAGTTTGCCTGAGAACACATACCGCTTCGTGTCTTTTACAGCTTTCTCCCGTCCAAGCCGCTCCCCGTGGCTTTTTATCATCGCGTTCGCCTGTTCAAAGGTCGCATGGTCGATGATCGCGGGGTGGTCGGCTTCGTTCAGGTACTGGTCGAGCTGGCCTGTGTTCACATACTTTTTGTAGTTTTCCATGAAGGTCTTCTGGTAGAGGCTGTCCCCGGTGTAAAACTCATTCCGGACGATGGCGATGATGCTGTTGCTCCGCCACTTTCCCTGCGTCTCCAGACCCTTGTAGCTCTCCATCCAGGTGGGTATCCGTTCCCCATTCAGTTCCCTTGCGATGACCAGGGTGCCCTTGCCGTCAGCCAGCGCATAAAAAATCCTGCGTACCGTGGCAGCTTCCGCAGGATGGATGATGTAGCCTTTTTTCGTTCTTCTGTATCCGTAGGGAACCTTGCCGCCCTTGTAGGTACCTGCCTGAAAGCGTTTCCTGATCGCCCACTTCTGATTGGTGGAGATGGAGGCCGACTCGGATTCCGCGAAGGCGGCCAGGAGCGTCAGCAGGAACTCCGACTCCATCGTTTCCGTGTCGATGTTCTCCTTCTCGAAGATCAGCCGGATGCCGAGGCTCGTCAGCGTCCTCACCATCGAAAGGCACTCCGAGGTGTTGCGGGCGAAGCGGCTGATGGATTTCGTGACGATCACATCCACAGCCCCGGCTTCGCAGTCTTGCATGAGCCTTTGCAGCTCCGGCCTCGTGTCCGCCTTTGTGCCGCTGACGCCAGATTCCGCATAGATGCCCGCCAGCTCCCAGGCGGGATTGGCTTCGATGAGGGATTTGTAATGGTCGCACTGGTTCTCGATGGAGGTCTCCTGCGAATCGAGGTCGGTGGAGACGCGGGCGTATCCCGCCACGCGGAGCTTCCGCTGGGTGACGGGCGCGGGCGCGTTTATCTTTTCCACCTTCTGGCGCGTCTCGGCCCGCCGCTCCACTGTCTTCTCTTTGGGTCCGGCAGACGCCGCTTCCCATGTTGGCCGCGCCAGTTCTTCCAGCATACGGCTCCTGCCGACCTGTACCTTCTTCCCGCTCATAAGGTCCTCCTTTCACGCTGGCGTCTCCTGAACTCCGCCTCGTTCTCAGGCGTCCTGAACGCCTTGTTTCCGGAAAGGGGAGCCAGCAGGATGCGCCTCGCCTCCTTGTACGTCTCCCCCTCCATTCCGAGATGCATAAGCCATATCCGGAAGATGTACCGCTCGTTGCTCCCGTCCACCTCCCGCGCCAGCACCCGCCCCTGCTGTATTGCCAGAGCGTTCATCATCGACGCCAGCTGCGTAAACGTCCTCGTGCGCGACGCGCTTTTCGTCTCAGGGAAACCCGTGAAGGTGAGCGCATCCCCCGTAAAAGCGATCCCCTTCAAATCCTCCCGAACCGCGCCGAGAAAGGCGGGGACCGTATCCGCCTCTTTCAGCTTCTCCATCTGGTCTGCCGAACAGGCGAACTCCCCGCCGGTCGACTTGCTGATGAGCCTGCCCCGGCTGTAGAGCATGGCGGCGAGGTTTCTGAGGCTCCGCGCCGTATGGCCTTCCATCGGGAAGCTGACCTCCACCTTGGAGGGCTCCGGCTCTTTTTCGGGTTCCGGTTCGGGCTCCGGCGCATATTCCTTGATCATACCCTCCGAGAGCAGGGCTTCAATTACCTCTCCGTCCGCTTCGTCCCCGATGACCAAGGTGCCGTATCTTTCAACCTTGAAATCGCCCACCACGAAGGCGCACTCTGGCATCCTGGTATAGACCGCCTTTGTGCCGGTCAGCCGCTCCAGCCGCTTCACCAGCACCTTCCTGTTTTCCATTGTTTTTATGTACATGCCGTACTCCTTTCCGGCCGTTTTCGGCCACTTCTTGGGTCATGGTATTACTCACTCTAAACGGCCTGAAAGTCAACGGTTATAAGCCCAGTTTCGGCAGATTCTACCTATTATACTAAGAACCGCCCGCGGATTTGACATGGCAGCTCCGGTCCCTTACGGCAAGGCCCCCGTTTCCATCGGGAGCGAGCATGGCGCACGGGCTATCCCGGTCTATCCGGTATACCCAGTCCCGCCCGGAAGCGTCCCAGGGAGCTATGGCAAGGAGCAGCAGCGCCTCCCTCGCCTGCACAGCATTCAGCCAGACGCTGGTGAAGAAATACGCCAGTTCCGCCACCTCCTGGGAGGTCATGTATGCGGCAGGCGTCCCCGGCCTGGCGGGGCGAATGTTAAGGACCAGCCAGCAGGATACAGCCATGCGGTCCTTTTCCGAAAGGTCGTAGAAATGGGGAGCGTCCTGTCCGCATTCGACGATGGGTACCGATATGCCATTCCAGGCTGCGTTTGTCCACAGACTGTCTGACTGCTCCTTTACCACGTTTTATCCTCCCGATGCCGGTACCAGCCCCAGCTGCCCGGCAAATTCTTTCATGATCCCCAGGTACGTCTGCGCCACGGCCACCTGCGGCAGCGTCCGGCCAGACCCGTCCGTTGTGCCGTGCTCCGTGATGTATTCTTCCGCTTCCCGCCATCTGGCATAGGCCTGGCAGTAACCCGCAAAGAGGGTCGTTTGCTCCTCCGCCAGGTTGATCCGCCTCGCCAGCCTGCGCCATTCCCGCTTGGCTTCCGGGTCAAGCCATTTCGGGCAGGCGGGCGTTTTCTTCTCTGTCCTTACTGCTCCCATATGGATGTTCCTCCTGTCGCTTGGTGGTTCACCCTCCTATGCCTTGAAAAGCCGGATTTTTATAACGCCCCATATTAGTTTGATTTCAGACAACAAAAAAAGCCTGCCGACCATCCCGAAGGACAGCCGACAGGCAATATGGGGCAGGCGGGATTTCTCTCCTTGGTTGCCGCTTCCTCAAAGCGCCTCCAATCGTTATCCAGAAGGCAGAAAAGCCCGTGAAAGAAATCAGATTCTGTCGGCGTAGTCGAGCGAAATCCAGCCAGCGCTGGATTTCAGCTTGCCCCAGCCGGACTTGGAGCCTTCGCCGGAAGCGACCTCCGCGATTTCGAAGGAGCCCTTCCCGGTAAAGGACCCGGTGCGGCCGTAGTTCGTGCCGGGACCGCGCCGGATGTTCAGATTGGCAATGCTCACCTTCACCTTGAAGGAGCCGTCGGCGGTCACCGTCCCGCCTGCGTACTTGTCGTAGTACTTCTGGCCATAAGCGGCGCGCTTCTTCTGCACGCTCTCGCTCTGGTCGGCGGGCTTCTCGAAGTTCGTCAGCACCACATCGGATGCCGCCCGGACGGAAGCCGCGCTCTTCAGCGCCGCCAGCACCGAGGAATACTCCGTCAGCTCCTTGCAAAGGAAGCCGAGCTGTGCGGTAAGGTCGCCCACAGATACACCGCGCTCCTGCACATAGGCCAGCAGATCAGCCTTGCGACTGTGGTACGTCCACTGGGCGAGACCATAGCCGTACCCGTCACGGACGAAGTTGCCGTAGGCTCCGGCGTCCATCGCGGCAGTGAACTCATCGTCGGTCATGCCGAGCGCCCTGTTCCCGTTGTTCTGAAGGTTCTTCGGGTTCAGAGCGGATTCGGCGTACAGGTTGCCCATCAGCCCCGCCACGCCACAGGCATTGCCGATAAAGCCCATGAGAGTGTCCCAGATCGTCTTCTCAGGATCGGTGACGGGCGTGACAACAGGCGTCGGCGCGGTCTCCGTTACCTCGTCATAGGCGGGGCGACCATAACCGAGGATGCGGCTGTTGCTGAGCGCGTAGCTACGCCTCGCCACCTGGTTGCTGGTATTGCCCTCGATGGTATTCACCTTCGACGCCGTCACCTTCTCCACGATGCCGGTGTGCGTCGCGTTGTCCAGGGACGTGCCGAAGAAGATCTGGTCGCCGGGCTTGGGATTGCTGGTGTGGAACTGGCCCTTCTTCTTGAAGTAGCGCAGGGAGTAGGTGCATCCCGCGCCTGCGCTCTTCTCCGGCTGGCAGAGCAGCCGCAGGGCGTTCTCATAGCCGTAGGCCGTGAGGAAGCACCAGTCTACGAACATATCGCACCAGGCGAAGCCGTTCTTCTTCCCGTTGTACCAGTTGGGGTACTTCTTGTCGAAGTCGCGGGCGTACTTGGTGTAGTTCGCGGACCCGGCGTTGGCGGTCTTGTCGTCGAGCTGGCTGTTACTGGCCTTCTCCTTGTAGCCGATCTCCGCCACGGCGACGGCGAGCACCTTGGAGACATCACAGGCCGTCACGACGGGCGCCGGACGCGCAGCATACGCCTTTTCCAGCGCGGCGGCGGTGTCGCCGTCGTAGATACCGCTGGCTTCCAGTCCGTTGGCGGTCTGGAAAGCCGTCAGCCCCGCGAGGGTGTTCTTGCCGAAGTCGCCGTCAGCCCCGTCGGGGCCGCAGGAGAATCCGCAGGCGATCAGCATGGTCTGCATGGTGGCGACGGCGCTCCCGGTGTCGTCCTTCTTCAAAATGGTACTCATGGTCATTCCTCCTTCTCTGCTCGGTCGTGAAGCTGCTCAAGCACCGCCTTCAGTTTCTCCGGGACGGGCAGTCCCAGGTGCGCGGCGTTCTCCACCAGGGAGACGCCCTCGTTGGACAGGTAGATGAAGGCAGCGACCGCTGCCGCAATCGCGGCAACGATCAGCACGATGAGATTTGCCATGATCACGCCCCAGAGCGCCTGCAGACCGCCCATGAGCTTTGAGCCGATGCCGATCACGCTCTGCACGCCGGAGATGATCTTCGGAGCCCATGTCATGATCGTTCCGATGGAAGAGATTACCTTGCCCACCACGATAAGCAGCGGACCCAGGGCGGCAACCACAAGCCCGATCTTCACGATGGTCTCCTGCTGGGCCGGGGTCAAAGCGTTGAACTTGTCCACCAGCCCCTGAATGAACTCCGCGACCTTCTGGATCGTCGGGGCCAGCGCCTCGCCGATGGAGGTGACCAGCACGTCGATGGAGCTTTTCAGCTTCTCCAGAGAGCCGCCGAATCCGCTCATCATGGCTTCAGCCATCTGATGCGTGGTTCCGGCACAGCTTGAAAGGGATGCGTCCAGCTTTCCCACATCCTCCGGAGCCGTATTGATCAGCGCCAGCCACGGAGCCATCTGGTTCTTTCCGAAGATGGCAGAGGCCGCCGCGATCTGCTCGGACTCGGAGAGCTTTCCGAAGGCGTCATGCAGTTCCTTCTGGATCTGGATGGAGCTTTTCATCGTGCCATCGGAATTGGTGACGGAGATGCCCAGCTTGTCCATCATCTCCGCGCCTTCCTTCGCAGGAGAGACAAGCCGTGCCAGACCGGTCTTTAAGGAGTTAGCCGCCTTATCTGCATCAATACCGTTGTTGGCCATGACACCCATGTACAAGGCAGCGTCATTGACGGAGTAGCCCGCAGACGAGAATATCGGGGCTGCCACGGACATGGCGTGGGACAGGCTGTCCACATCAAGGGCGGAGTTGTTGCAGGCCGCCGCAAACACATCCGCATAATGGCCTGCGTCCTCAAAGCTCCCGTGAAAGCCGTTGATCGTAGCGACCAGCCCGGCAGACACGGTATCCAGATCGCCGCCTTCACCGGCAGCCAGATTCATGGCCGGAGCCAGCGCGGAGGTAGCCTGCTCCGCGTCAAGGCCTGCGCGGGCGAAGTTCAGTGTCGCAGTGGCGGCGTCCTTCATCCCGAATGTGGAATTTGCCGCAGCATCCTTCATGGCCTTGTTCAGAAGCTCCGCCTGTTCCTCGGTGTTGCCCATGGTCTTGTTGGTGAGCTGCATGGTCTTATCGACCTCGGCAAAGCTCTTCACACCGGCAGCACCCACAGCGGCCAGCGGCAGTGTGACATGGGTCGTCAGCGTTTTCCCGGCGTCCTCCACCTTGCCGCCAAGCTCCTTCATCTTTTCACCGGCAGCCGCGATCTGCTGGGCCTGTACGGAACCGAAGTTCTTATATTCCTGTTCCAGGCTTTTGAGGCTCTGCTCCGTCTCTGCGATCTCCCGCTGCAAGGCATCGTATTGTTCCTTTGAGATCGTGCCGTCCTTTAGTGCCTGGTCCGCCTGCTTGGACGCCTCTTTCAGCGTGTCCAGCTTTTCCTTGGTAGCCTTGATCTCCTGCTGAAGCGTCTTGTACTTCTGGGACAGCAGTTCCGTATTGCCGGGGTCCATCTTCAGGAGTTTGTTGATATCCTTCAGCTTGGACTCCGTACCCTTGATTTCCTGATTGACACTCTTGAGGGAGGCTTCCAGCTTCGTGGTATCGCCGCCGATCTCAATGGTTATGCCTTTGATCCTTCCACCTGCCAAAGCTGCCGCCTCCCTTCAAAAATGGTTAAAACGCATCCATTTATCACAACTAAAAACATATCTCCACCTTTCGGGAATACCCCTCATTTCAGGTATTCCCTGTCAAAAAAGGTGAAGATATTGTTTTATGACTTTGGTTTCCTGAGACCACACAGTTCAGA